ACCTGATTTAGAGTGAAACATGGCAGGCAGAGTCTTACAGACCGATTTCAAGCGCATTGGCCGAAGCGGCAACACCACAGACGGACGCGTTATCGATCCGCAATGGCTGGTTGAAATGGCCGAAAGCTACGACCCGGAACTGTTTAAAGCGCTGATCTGGCCTGATCACATGCGTTATGAAAACTACGGCACTGTTGAAGCCTTGCGTGTCACCGACAACGACGAAGGCGGCAAGGACTTGTGGGCTGTTTTGGCACCCAATGCGTTTTATCTGTCTGATAACCGCTTTGGTCAAAAGCTGTTCACTTCCATGGAAATTACTTTTGATTTTCGCAAAACCGGCAAAGCGTATCTAACCGGACTCGGTGCGTTAGATGATCCTGGCAGCGTTGGAACGACTGAAATTCGATTTAGCAAAGTGGCCGACAAAATTAAAGCGGCTATTTCACCGCCCATTGAGGCCGAAACCAAAACCTTCACCGATCAACAGCCAGATACGCTGATCGATCAAATCAAAGCCTTATTCAAAAACCAACCCACAGAGGACAACGACATGGCCGATAAACAAGCCCTGGAAGCATTAAAAACGGAAGCGGCCGAAATTAAAGCCATGTTTGCCAAGCTGGCAAAGGATAGCGGTGGTGACGACAACAACACCGACGAAACACCCGATCCAACCGCTGCAGCATTTGACAAGTTAAACGCCAGACTGGATGAATTGGAAGCCAAGTTTTCCAAAAATATCAGCGATGACAAGTCAGGCGATCTAAATGCACTCACCGAAAAATTTGCGGCACTCGAAACCAAGCTGAATCAGGCCCTGACAGAACAACCAGGCACCGAAGGCGGTGAGCATTTTGGCGCTGGTGATGAGTCTGCCAGCCTGTACATCTAACGGACAACCTAACAAGGAATCATCATGAGTCAGCCATTATCAAAACAAGGCCAAGCCCGCTTAACCGCATTGTTTGCAGCCACCGCTGCCGCGTTTGGCGTAGCGCCATCCGATCCGAGATTGGGTCAGCACTTCAACCCATCATCACAGCAAGCCGTTCAGTTTTTCCAAAACCTGAAGCGTAACGTGGTGGCCGATGCGTTGTATGCCGCCACATTGCCTTTGCAACAAACCCTGCAACCCAAAGCCGTTCAGCTGGCCAATCCGTTTTTCTCCAGTTTGCCAATGATTCCGGTCACGGACACCACCGGTCAAAAAGTCATACTGGGTTTGACTGGTCGCGTAGCCAGCCGCACCAACACAGGATCAGGCGAACGCACGCCCAAGCGCTTAAATCAACAGGACGACCAAAACTGGACGGTTAAACAAACCAATTTTGACGTAGCCTTGTCTTATGCCGACATCGACGCTTGGGCGAAATTCCAAAATTTCGAAGCGCTGTATATGCAAATCGTCCGGGAAGCGATTGTTAACGACATGCTGGTCACTGGCTGGTACGGCACATCAGCCGCAGCGGGTACCAACATCGTTACCAACCCTAACCTGCAAGATCTGAACATCGGCTGGCTGGAAAAAATCCGCACCTTCAACAGCACTTCACAGCATGTGGGCTCTGGCGTATCGATCGGCGAAACCGGCACTTACAAAAACCTGTCAGAAGCGATCCACGACATTAAACAAGTTGTGTCGGCAGCATTTAGAAACCGAGGCGATCTGGTGGCTTTGGTGGGGGATAACTTGCTGGTTTCTGCGATGGATAAATTCTACGAAACCCACGGCAACACACCGAGCGAAAAAGCCTTGATCAATGGTGTGGTAACTAACGAATTCGGCGGATTGCCAACCTTTAGCCCGCCTTTCTTCCCGAACGGCACTATCGTCATTACCCCGCTATCGAATCTAGCTGTTTACTACCAAGATTCCAGCATCCGCCGCACCCAACAAGATTGGCCAGCTAAGGATGAGGTCCGCGAATTCAACAGCATTAATTTGGCCTACGTGGTTCAAGAAGAGTTTGCCACCGCCATGGTCGAAGGCATCACGCTGGTTTAATCTGGAGCAATGATGGAATTAGTCAGCAAAATCGCACGGATTAAACAGCAACAACTGCAGGATGCAGCCAACGGCCACCCCGTGGAAACCGACACTGCAGCCGCCCCCGTGCGCAAGCTGGCCGCCATCAAAGCCGCGGAAATCGAAAGCGGCAACCAATATGCAGGGCAGCCGGAAAACACCGACAGCACACCGGCAGCAACACCGGCTGAACTGCAAACCTTGGAACATTATCAGGCGGCCATGTCGGCGGATTTGGCTAGTCTGGCCGTTTTGAAAGACGTGGTGGAAAAAGCCAAGGCCAAGGCCACCATGTTGCTGACCTACTTCCCGTTTGTGCAAGCGTATGTCGAGAAGGGCGATAACTACCCCAACGACATTGCGGTTCGGGTGTGCATTTGGCTGTTTGATACGCTGCAGATCGAGCAAGGATTAGCGCTGGCGTTTCATCTGATCAAACAAGGCATTCATGTCACACCGCCAAAATTCGACCGGGACTTACAAACCTTTGTTTGTGATGCGGTGTATGACTGGGCCAATGCGCTGTTAAAGCGTGATGTATCCGCCAACCCGTATCTTGAAACCTTGGTGGCCACGCTGGATAACGAGCAATGGTCTTTGGCGCCGCCCGTGCAAAGCAAGCTATACGTGATGCTGGCCAAACATAAAAAGCGGGAAAGCGATTGGCTGACTGTGCTGGCCCTGTGCGAAAGAGCCGAGCAAGTTAATCCGGAAGGCGCAGGCGTGAAAGGATTGATGAAAGAAGCTAGGGACAAACTAAAACCGGTTGTTGATCATACCGATCAATAACTAAAGAACTCCTCAAGCCCTGCCAACCAACCATCACTCGATACTCTATACCCTCAGATGTTATCGAACGGTTGTTTTGGTAGGCACTAATTTGGATTGATCATGAGTTTAACCGGCAAGCCATCACTCACCACCCCCAGCCCGTTTGTAAACGATGGCTTTTGGTTTGATCTTGACCTGGGCGAACTGATGAGCCGCTACCGGATACCGGCAGAATATGATAACGAGGCCATTAAATGGGGCCTGACGCTGGGCGTGGTGAATGTGAACATGGATCTTGAACCGGTCAAGCTGGCGATTATCGATCTTGGACACGTCACCGCCGATGCCTATGTCACCGCAAACCCAGCGGATCTATCGGACAGCGACAGCTTTGTCATCCTGTACAGCCAAGCGGTTTACAGCTATGCCAAAGCCTTGCTGTTAAAACAGTTCAACAGCATGAACCAGCGGCTAGTGGCTGAAAACGATGTGAAAGATTTACCGGAAACTGAACAGTATTGGCTGGATCAATCTGCCCAGGCTGTGGCCAAACTATTTAAAAAAATTCTGCCGGATACCGATAAGTCCGGAAATAAAAACCTCTATGCCGTATTGATTTAATCAAGGGATTACGATGAGTGATATTAATCAAAAGCCTATTAAAAACCCTATATCAATATCAGATTGGATAGGTGTACAAAATCAAGAAGGCGGACTTGGCGACGAAAAAAGGGTTAAATTAATTTCAATATCAGGATTTATCCCTACAATATTTAAAGAAACTATAAATATAAAGCAAGTAATAACAATATTAACAATTGCAAAATTTATAACTAAATTAAAAATAATTAACAACAGTGCAAATGACATATATTTTTCTTTTTCTAAAAATCCTGAAAATGTAGGTGAAAGCCTATTTGATATAAAAAAATCAGGTTCAATTAAAATAGAGCCAGGTGATACTAACGTTTTTTTTGTTGGTTCTGAATCTTTGTATTTTGGTTTAGTGTCAATTACTGGCACAAATGAAGTAAAAATAATTCAAGGTATTTAACATGGCCGTTATATCAAATAAAACTTTCTATATCGATCCAAAGGCACCGACAATGGGAAATGGTTTGACACCAGAAAGCCCGTTTAATCGAGTTAGCCCGTATGCTGTTTCTGGCGGCTGGTGGCCAGGGTTTGGTGGTGGTAATGATTATCAGAATTGTAAGTTTTTAATCAAAACTGGAACTGTAGTTAATACCCGAAACCCTTATGGAACGAGCAATGATTTTTCGGCTTTGCGCTGGGAATTAGGCTCAACTGATGCAGCAAAACCCGTTTTAATTAGCTATTACGGAACTGGAATATTGCCAACTGTCAACGCAGACCCGAACATGCCAAAATTCATTGGCAACGCTGATTCAACAGCGGGAGGCGTTGCTTCAACTGCAGTGACATCAGGCATTTTTGTTAATGCTATAAATGTTATTGTTGATCACATGGACGTGTCAAACATGCGCGGCAAGATGATTATCAATAACAGCGCAACACCACAGAATCATTCAGGCGTTGTTGTTAAAAATTGTAATTTGCACGACTCCATGTTTAGCGAGGGCATACACGAATCTGGAGTGTATCTGTACGGTTCAAACGCGAAATCTCTTAATAATAAATTTAAAGACATTGGTGTAGATGGTATTTGGATGAGCGGGGCCAATGCAGAAGCTGGGTTTAATCACATGGAACGCGTTGGTATGTTTATAGACCCAATTTCTGGTGATGGTCAAGGTGATGGCATTCAGTTTAGTGGCTATTCGTCTAATTTTTATGCGCACGATAATTATATTGACCACACCACATCAGATTCTAAACATTGCATTATCGGATCTACATTCAATGCAGGTGTAACAGGCGGGTTAGCGGTTAGAAACACGATAAAAGCATTCAAAATGGCTACGGTCAATGTTGGAATGTATTTTGCCGGTTCAGATATTGTTGGAATAGGTAATAATATTAGCGGTGGCTATCATTCATTAGTATTAAATACTGAAACTAACACACCGACAGCGTTTAACTTTTTCGGAGCTGGCAACTTATTCACAGACGCACGTTACAACAATATTGAAATCAGAAACGACGGCGCAAAAACGGCCATGACAGGCATTGAGTTTCATTACAACACCCTGCAGCGCTCAAACTCTGAAAATGGTTACAACTATAAAAAAGCAATGGGTTCAGATGTGATTGATACTGCATCACCTGTTATTTTCAACTATAACATCTGCATCAATACCGGCAGCCCAGGCAGTAATTACAATTTAATTTCCGAGCGCGATACGCTGGGCCATAATGTTTATTACGGGACATCTGGCAGAATTTACAGCTATAGAGCAGCTGCACAAATAACACCCTCCGCAGGATCGTTAACATCAAATCCAAATTTAGATGCCGATTTTAATTTAACCAGTTTAAGCCCTGCAGCATTAATCGGGACAGGTACAAAATTTTGGGGTGGGAAACTACCAAAAGCAGGGCTTGATCAAATGCAATCTGTTTGCGATGCATACCACAGACCATTCCCGAGCGAGTATTTAGACTGGGGCGGCGTGCAAAGTGATTTGCATGAAAAACATCCAAAACAAATTTTAGATTATTTCCAATAAAAATTATTTATGGAAAAAATAGCCACCCCGGAAATATGGGCCAGCCAAGGCGGCTTGATAGGACTCATCATCATGGCATTATTCGTTATGTTAGGGATATTTTTGATTGCCCAGGCAAAAATCTATGCCATGCATCGGGAAGATCAAAAGCAAATGCTGGATCTGCATGCAGAAGAGCGGGCAGCGTGGAGCAAGATCGTCGATGAACGGCAAAAAGAAACCAACCTGACCATTCAAGGCATCACGGCAGCGCTCAATAAATTGGCCAGTCGTGGTAGACGTCACGAGGATGACGAATGATCAAGCTCACTGCCCTAACCACGTTTTTACTGAATCTGAATCTGTTTGCCGCAGAGCAGATGGAAACGGTGGTGGATGATTTGGTGATCATACCCGGCGGGCATCCTTCACCCGGCGTGACCAACATTAAAGTGTGCGGGATGGATTACACGGCGGTTATTTTTATCGAGCGTTATCCACATAAACAGGTTTCTGCCAATGTGCTGTTTGCGCAGGTGGCGGCCTGGTTGTTGGACAACGACAACGAGCGCACGGATTACACGTTTCCGGTTAACGTGGAAGTGATCGACGCGGCTACAGCGGATATCGAAATTCGGTTGACGTTTCGGGAATACATCACAGCCACTAAGCAAAGCGGCGGCAGCTTGATGTTTAACGGCATGGAGTTTTCAATCGATGCTTGAGATTAACGTCACCGGCGCTGAAAACATCCGTTTAAATTTTGAGCAGGTTAAATCGCCTGCCTTGCGAAAACGCTTGTTTACGGTGGCCGCCCGGCAGTTGATCAAAGCCGCCAAGCAGCGGATTGCAGAACAAACCGATTTGGAAGGCCGCGCGTTTACGCCACACGCCAAAAACCGCCGCCGCAAGATGTTGGCACGATTGATTAGACGCATAGGTACCACAGTAACAGACAGCGGTGCTTATGTGGGATGGTCTAATCCGTTTGAAGGCATGATTGCTGCAAAACACCAATACGGATTTACCCAAAATTTCAACAAAAGCCAGTTTAAAGCACAAACCGTTACCCGCAGCGATCCGGCGACACGGCAGCAAGCCAAAGCCTTGTTGCAAGCTGGCTTTAAATACCGCAGCAAAGGCAAAGGCTTTAAAACGCCAACCCTAAAATGGATTGTACAAAATTTAAAAATTGGTCAGGCAGGTTTGATACTGCGCAGCTTGCGCGGCTCAAAATCCGAATGGAAAACCACGTTACCCGCGCGGAGTTTTTTGGGCATTACGGCTCAGGATATTGCTGACATCGATCAATTAATTCAAAACGAGCTGATTAAAAGCTTTGTAAAGGCCACTGCATAACCAACACGAGGACATGATGAAAACCATTAAATTTATTGAAGCGACACGTTATCTCAGCGTGGAGTACACGATTGATCAGGAACTGACGCTGACTGCTCAAGAAGCTCAAGCGCTAGTGGATGCTAAACACGCGGTTTTTGTGGATGACAAAGCCGCCAAATCAAAAGACAAGGAGTAATTTATGTCCATTACCATTGCAACAGGTACTTCTTTGCAAGTTGGCAAAACCTATGGCGCAGCTTTGGTTATTTCAAGCATCACAAATGCCGCAGAAGCCGTGGCAACCTTTGTGGATGCTTCAACCATCAGCCCTGGCGACTATTTGGAAATCTCTTCATCATGGGGACGGCTTGATAAAAAAGTCGTGAGGGTAAAAACAAAATCAACCAATGCTGTGACGCTGGAAAACATCAATACCACCGATACGGCTAAATACGCCGGTTCTGGTTCTGGTTCTGCACGTCGAATCACTGCCTGGGATACTTTGTCTCAGATCAAATCCATGAGCCCATCCGGCGGCGATATCAAATTTGCTGATATTTCATCCATGGATGATTTTGTAGACAAACAGGTACCCGTAGGCCGTTCAGCGTCTGCGCTGGGTTTGGTCATTTACGATGACCCGACGCTGGCTTGGTATGCAACATTGACTGCAGCGTCTGATTCATTAACGCCATCCGCCATGATGATGGTGTTTCCCAATGGCTCACGAACGGTGGCCAATGCGTATTGGTCGCTATCCAAAACACCGGATATTGCCAAAGACGAGGCAATTACCGCCAAGCTAGATTTGTCCTTTGCTGCCGAAGCGGTCAGATATAACACTTAACCTTTTCAAATAGGCACAAGGACGTGCCGCCCTTTGATGACTATGCGACAGTTTATAAATAACAAAGAATTGCTCGATTTGCTAGAAATTGATTACGTTAACCAAGGCGTCACCAAGGTTTCGATAAGCATCGACTCAAACAAAATGCCAAAAGTCATCATTGAGAAGTTGATTAAGGTGGAAAGCTCAAAGCTTGCGCGGATTGATAAGTTCGACTGGCTGGCTTTGATTAACTCCGGCATGAGTCATCGTCAAGTTTTGGCTTTTATCCAGTCTCAAAACCACTAATACAGGCTTTTATGTTTAAACTCGATCTATCGCCCACTTACGCATACCCGGTTAAATTTACCGTTATCGACGAAAACGGCAATCAGAAAACCCACCAAATCAAAGCGCTATTTAAGCGTTTTAATCGTGATGCGCTGATTGAGCTACAAAACGAATCAACACCCGACCGTCAATCGATCAAATCCGCTGATGAAGTCCTGAATGCCGATATCGAGTACTTGCGCAAATTCATGGACGGCTGGCAGGAGGTTGAAATCAACGGCAGCCAGCAATTTAATGACGAACAGTTGCGTTTGCTATTAAACCAGGTGCCGCAAATCAGCACGGCCATTACCGAAGCCTTTTTTGAAAGCGCGGCAGGCGGGCAAAAAAGAAAAAACTGATTGAAATTGCGGAAGCCTGGGCCAGTGCAGGCAGCCGCGATAAAGAGTTAAAAGCCCTGGCGGACATGATGGGCATGTCGATGCAGGAAGCCAAAGAAAATCTGGTGCAATCGGAAATATTGATAGACCCAGAAAACTGGCTGAGCTTTAAAACCTGGCAGGCGATATCAACCCAATGGATTTACGGAGCCATGGGCGGCGTAGTTGGGCTCAATTATCCTGGCGTAAAAACCGTTCTGGATTTAACCGTGAAACCCAAAGCACGAGCGTGCGTTTTTGAGGATATCCAAATCATGGAACGCACGGCGCTGGCAATTTTGAATGAAAAGGCGGATTAATGGCTGATGTAGTTTTAGGCATCAAAATCAAATCGGATGGCAGCGCCCAGGTTACAAGCGACATTAACCGCCTGAATGCCTCGATTGCCCAAACGCAAAGACACGCCAGAGATACAGCACAAGGCGTGGCGGGTTTATCGTCAGCACTCAATGCGGTCAAAAATGCCGCGATTGGTTTTGCCGGGATTAGTTTAGGCGCAGGCCTGGCTAAAGATATCCTCAACACCAACCGCAGCATGGAAGGCTTGCGGTCGCAACTAACGGCCATCACCGGTTCACAAGCCGACGCCCAACGCACGTTTAAATTTATCCAAGATTTTGCCGTTAATACCCCGTTTGAGATTGATGGACTGACCAAGGCTTACATCAAGCTGCAAAACTTTGGCATTCGCCCGACTGCGCAGGTCATGGAAGCCATCACCAACCAGGCCGCTAAATTGGGCGGATCACAAGAAACCCTGGAAGGCATCACGACGGCATTAGGCCAAGCCTATGCTAAAGGCAAATTACAGGCCGAAGAAATGATGCAGTTGGCTGAACGTGGCGTACCAATTTTTACGCTGCTATCTGCGGCCATAGGAAAAAACACCGCCGAATTGCAGGACATGGCCGAAAAAGGCCAGTTAACGCGCGATGTGATTGATCAAGTCATCGTCAAAATGGGCGAATTGGCCAGCGGCAGTAATGCAGCGGCGATGGACACACTAAATGGAAAAATCAGCAATCTATCCGACAGCTGGGCGCGTTTTGAAGATACGCTGTTAAACAGCCAAGGCGAAGGCATTATCAAAAACCTGATCAGCTCAGTGACTGATTTAATCAACGTCATCGAGCGTGATTTAAGCAATACGGTGGATGCACAAATCGCCCACGCTGAAGCACGAATCAACACGTTTAAAAGCATGGGATTTGTCGGCCAAGCCCTGGCGGATTACACAGGTTATGACATTGGCATTGAAGTTAACCGTCGTGACAGCCTCAAAAAGCAGCAAACTAAACAACAAGCCGCCGCCAGACAAGCCGAAATCGTTAAAAACAGCGCCGCCGAAATCGCAAAAACCCAGCAATGGCTGGATGACATTGACGCGGAAACCGCAGAAAAGCAAAAAAAACGCTCAAAAGATAAAGAAACCCATGCCAGAAGCGCAGCCTCAGCCGCTGAAAGTGCCGCCAAGCAAGCAGCAAAAGCCTATCAAACCGAACGCGACGAAGTAGCCAAAACCCTGGCAGCGATTCAGCAAGAAACCCAGTTGATTGGCTTGTCTGATACTGCCCGTGCGCGATCTATCGAGCTGCAAAATGCCTTGACTAAAGCCAAAGGCGCTGAAGTGGAGCAAATCCGCGCGGCCCTGGCTGTGAAATGGGCGATGGCGGATGCTGAAAGCGTGGTCAAAGCATCTCAAGAGGCACAAATTCAGGCTATTAATGAGCAGGTCGACCGATATCAGCAGCTGACTTTATCTGTGCGTGAGTTGTATGCAGAAAAGCTTAAGCAAGCCGGGTTAAGTGATCAACAAGCCGCGCCGGTATTGGCTAGGTTTGATCAGAATAAAGGCCTTGAGGCCAATGCCGAAAAAACCAACCAGGCCAAACAAGCGCTGGATAGTTACATTCAATCGCTGGATTCTGCGGCTAAAAGTTCACAGAATTTTGGTGATGTGTCATCTTCGATATTTGATAGCTCTTTGGGTGGCATCAATACCCTGGCCGGTGCCTTTGATAGCTTAACCAAACGGATATCGGACACAACCGAAGAGCTACGCAAAAACACCGAAGCTCAAGCCCTAAACGCCCAATTACCGGAAGGCGAAGAGCGGCAAAAAAACGCTATCAAGTTGCAAAAACAGCAACAAACCTTAGAACGGCAACAAATCAAAGACCAGTTATCGGGCATCCGGCAAATGGCCAGTGCTACGGCCAACATGTACGCACAAAACACCAATGCCCGCCGAGCGTTTAACGTGGTGGCACTGGCGGCCAGTGTTGCCGAGCGTGCTGCCGACTTGGCTGGCCTGGGTGCTAAAGCGGCTAGTGCTGTTTTGACGCAAGGCCAAGGCGACCCCTACACCGCCTTTGCCCGTATTGCGGCGATGGCGGCGATTGTCGGCAGCGTGTTAAGTGCTGCGGGTGCCGGGACGTTTCAATTCGGTGGCTCAGGCAAAGTGGCTAAACTGGATACTGCGCCGGATTCCGGTACTGTGCTTGGCGATCCAACCGCACAATCAGAGTCGATTGATAACGTGTATGGTTTGCTGCAAGACATTCACGCGCGTGAGTACAGGGAGTTGCAGGGGATTAATCAAGGTGTAACCAATCTAAAACAAGGCATCACCAATTCATTAACCAATCTGTTTCAATCAGGCGGACTTAAAAGCGTGACATTGCCGCCGTCATCGTATGTGTTTGGCCCGCAAAATATCAAAAACCGCCCTTATGTCTCGCCGATCACAGCAGCCCTGGAAAAATTTATCTTTGGCGGCCTGTTTGGCCGAATCAAATATGAAGTGACTGGTCAGGGTGTTTTGATAGGAAAAACGTTGATGAGCAAGATTTTGGAAGGTGCTGAAATCAATGCGCAGCAATATACCGAAATCACGAAAACAAAAAAAAGCTGGTTTAGCACTAAAACGACCGTAGAAGAAATTTTATCGCCTTTAGATACAGGTGTTAGAAGCGGATTAACACAGATTTTTAAAGGCATGGGTCAATCTATGCTATCGATGGCCGATTCGTTTGGTCTGGATGTGACTCAAAATATCTTGAGTTACAAAATACCTGATCTAAGGGTTGATTTAACAGACTTAAACGGTACCCAGGCGGCAAAAAAACTGAATAACGTGTTATCTACCCAGCTGGATCGGATGACAGGAAAAATTTTTGATGACTTGGTTAAACAATATCAAAAGATGGGCGAAGGCTTATTTGAAACTGCCAGCCGCTTAAAAATTCAGAATGCTGTTGTTAAGGATGCTTTGGCTTCATCCGGACAAAGCTACAACGGCGATATCACCCGCATTTCAGACGGACTATCAACCCTATTCGGCAGCATCAAAGATTTCAGCAGCCAATTTCAAGACTATTTCAGCGCGTTTTATACCAAAACAGAGCAAGTAGCCGACGCCAAACGCCGCCTGGATGCCGTCTTTACTGACAGCGGCAATCTACCAGCCAGCCGCGAAGCCTACCGCGATCTAGCCAGAGCCCAAGACTTGAGCACGATTGCCGGGCGGCAATTGTATTTCCAACTGATCGACCTGGCAGGCGCTGCAGACGAATATTATTCTGCCCAGGAAGATCTGGCTAAAAATGCCGAAAGCGGTTTGCGCAACCTGGCCGGATTGGCCCCCACGCTACGCTCTGAGATTTACAACCTCAACCTAAGCCTGATCGATGCCCGCGCCAACTGGCACGCAGCCGGTTTGGATTTAACCGAGATGAGCCGCTTGACCGGCCTGGCCTTTGCCGAGCTTAAAACAAAAATTCTCAACCCGTTTACCAGTGCCCGGGATGAAATAGCCACATCACTGGCCGGCATCACCGGAAAACCGTTACCGGTTGGCGATATTAACGCCATGATAGCCTCGCTGAAAACGATGACAGACCCCACGCAGGCGATTAATCAAACGGCTAAGATACAAAAAGCGCTTAAAACTCGTTACGACAACGAAGTGTCTTTGATCACTAAAGTCCGTCAGTCATTTGGATCGATTAAAGAGTTTTTAGACAGCCTGCTGTTGGGTAATTTGTCGGTGTTGTCGCCAGAGGAAAAACTCAAAGAAGCGCACAGGCAATATCAAGAAACGCTTGTTCAGGCGCAATCCGGAAATACCGACGCCTTAAATAAAATAACCGGCGTTGCGCAGTCATACATCACAGTAGCGCGTGAATTTTATGCATCAGATGCCAATTATGCGCAGGTTGTCGATACCGTACAAACCTCGTTGCAAGCATTGATCAGCACGGCCAATGTGGTGGATGCAGCCAAAAAAGCAGCGGAAGCAGTCGACATAATCAACCTGGCTAAAATCGGGATAAGCGGCAGCCTTACAACACTGCAAAGTGCATTTACCGGCATCACTCAAGATGTAATGCAATCATCACAGTACACGGTTGCTGCAAAGTCTGTTGTTGATACGGCCCGTGAGACGATGACATCAAAGTTATCGTCTCTGAATGAAGTATTTACCGGTCTGGCCAACGGTACCCGAGACAGTGCCAGCGCAACACAGGCGGCTAATCAAATTGTCTCTGAATCAAAATCAGTGATGACTAAGGCGTTGACGGACATAAACACGCTGTTTGTCAACGCTGGCAATGATGCCTCGTTAACCTCACAAGCAACAAGCGCTGCATTGCAGGTTGTGAATGCCGGTAAAGACAGTATTACCAAAGGAATAGGCGGCATTGATAAATCGATGCAGGATATTTCAGCGGCTACGGCAGCCAATGCCGAGGCGGCCAACGTGGCATCTGGTTCGCTAGAATATGCCATGGATTCTGCTAATAGCTCGATGGCATCCAGTCTGCAAATATTGGACACGATTTTAGCCGGGTTTGTGCAAAGTCTGGGTGTGCAATTTGATGAGATTTTAGGCAATACCACAACACCTAGCCCTGTGACACCAACGCCTGTCACGCCACAAAAAACCACATATGACACCCTGGTTGAAAACCGCGCGGCAAAACAAAAAGTAATTGACGATGCTAAGTCAAACGGTCTAAAAAATAAGGATCTAGTCGATGAAATTGCTGCCGCAACCGTGGCTAATAATCAATACAAAAACTATATGTTTTGGCACGAATTGGGCAATGAAGATATGGCGGTTAAGTCGATACAGGATACCGCTGATTATTACGAAATATTAAAAAACACCAAGGATAAGTCACTAAGAAAAGTGGATAGGCAATGGTACAAAGAGATGCTGCCTGCTTACGATTTGAACAACGGCGGAACGGTAAAATTTAGGGCCAGTGGCGGCATGACAAGCGGCCATACGGTATTTAACGAAGCAGGCCCAGAGCTTCTGAATTTTACTCACCCGACGATGATCACCAACAACCGCGACACTCAGTCGATTATCAGCCTGGGTAATAAACAAGCGGTCAGTGAGTTAGAAAAGCAAACCAAAGAGCTGCAAGCGTTAGTCAGGTTGCAACAGGCGTCTATTCAAGCGATGCTTGAGCGGTTGGATAAAGCTAATGAAAACACTGAAGCAGCTGCAAGGGCTGCAAAGCTTAAAGCATTGGCGGCAGCATGAGCTTAATCTATCTGGCAGAAATACAGGCCTATAACCTGGCAACAAGCACAGTCGAAACCCTTAGATTTTGCTCTGGCAAGGGATATACGGATTCAAGTGGAAATTTTTACCAACCTCGAATGGAGCAACCAGCGCTAGTTACCCGGTCTGTTTTGTCTGCCACTACGTTTGGCGGGTCGTCACAAAATTCATTTGGCGAAATGACGCTGGTAAACATAGACGGAGGCCTTGATTACTTGGCAGGCTATTCGTTTGATGGACGTGATTTTGCTCTAAAAATAGGTGATGAAGCGGGATCAACTTCCAGCTTTGCCATTTTTACTAGAGCTATGATAAGTGCCATATCTTTGGAATATTCCAGGGTGACAGTTTATATAAGAGACAAAACGCGCAGCCTCGACATTCCGGCGCAATCGCTTTTATATGCTGGAAATAACGCGCTGCCCAATGGACTCGAAGGCGTGGAAGATTTGAAAGGCAGGCGCAAGCCTTTAATCCTTGGCACGGTCAAGAATGTTTCTCCTGTCATGGTGAACTCGTCAAAGCTTGTTTATCAATTATCAACAGAGTCTATCAGTGCGACAGGGCTGAACGTGAGGGACAAGGGGGCAGCACTGACTTATGCCGGGACTTACGCAAACGAAACCGAAATGATGGCGGATACAACGATTTCAGCGGGGAATTATAAGGCGTGGCTATCTGGCGGCATGGTTAGGCTTGGATCAACTCCAGCCGGTACGATTACGGCGGATTGTCAGGCGACATCAACGCCAAATTCAACAGCCACAGAAATTATACGCAGACTGGCTTATACCTATGCTGGTTTGTCCTCGAATTCAGTCACAAATAGCGATTTTACTCTATTAACAAACGGCAATAATTCCTCGCTAGGAATCAATATTGATGGAGATATGACGATTGCTGAAGCTATCGACCAAGTGGCTAGGTCGGTAGGGGCGTGGTTTGGTTTTGACGCATTAAACAGGTTCAGAGTTAATTTTGTTGCATTACCAGACGAACTGATAGCTATCGAGATTGACGAATTTAGCATTATAAGCATAGAGCGGGAAATGATCTCATCAAGCGCGGATAGTTCGCCAGCTTGGCAATACTCGCTTAATTATGCGCGAAACTTCACTGTTCAAGGACACGATAGCTTAGCTGCAAGCGTTAGCGCTTATGACAAGGCTTTTTATGCGGAAGAATGGCGCAAGCAATCAACAAGCGATTCAAGTGTGAAAACAGCGCATTTATCGGCGCAAGATTTGCTGCAAGACAGTTATTTTATAAACGCGGCTGATGCATTAGCTGAGGCAAACAGACGGCTGACTATTTTAAAAAGCCCGCTAGTGCTGTTTAAGGTAACTGTGAGGATTGACCCAAATATGGCGGCATTGTCAGGCGTAACCATTGGATCAAACGTGTTTTTAATTTACAGTAGATTTGGGATTGAAGAAGGGAAAATACTTAAAGTTGTCAGTATGACAGCGGATTATCGATTAGGGCAAATTGAATTAGGGCTATGGGGGCCAGCATGAGCACTTACATTGGATTTAAAAATTTAATCGAATCTTGCACGCTCAGCGGATCTGACCCATATCAAGCAGGATATGAGCTGAATAATGTAAAGGATAGAATTTTAGGTCGGTATGCAAAGACTAACGCTTTCACTGTGCCATTCGGCTCAACATCCACAGTTATAACAATATCGCTGCCGTCGATTTATTCTTTATGGGCAGTTTTGGGGTTTATCAATACAAACCTAAAGCCGGCGCAGCAGTACAAAATTGAAACAGCTAGTGACATTGGTTTTTCAGCTGATTATTTTTCAAGTGGATGGATTACGCTGCCTATTGACAACCCAAACCCTTCACAGCAAAAGCAAAACCTTTTTTATGTAGCCCCAGAGGGGGCGAGACATCAATTTATAAGAGTGTCAATAAGCGGGATAATGAATGGACATTTTTTAAAAGTCGGGCGAATTTTTGTGGGGGAGGCTATCAAGTTTAAACAAGGCATATCCAGAGGCGCAGAGCTTGGATACCAAAACGAAACGATTGTTCAAGAGTCTCTTGGAGGCGTTGAATATTTTGACGAAAAGCCGTTTAGACGGAAAATTACTTTTGCAATAGATTACATCAACAATTTTGATGCTTATACGATGGCTGTCAGGCTTGACGAAGAGTGTGGCATATCAAAAGAGGTTTTATTGATTGCCGATGACGGCGAAGTTACATTTTCAAATCAACGAAATTTTTTAGGGCGATTTTCACAGCTATCGCCTATTAAAACCCCATACCTAAACTTTAATCAGAAAACTTTTGAAATCCTAGAGATTGTCTGAGATTGTTTAGTTTTTAGGCGGTAATATATTCTTAGGTCCATTGCAAAAATAATATTCAGCAATGGTGGCAATCTGTTCGTTTGATCTAGCGGTACCCGTCCAAAAGTTTGCAGATCCTTGATTGAGATTATCTTTGTTAGTCAATAACACAGTATTGGCATCGAACTTAACAGCGCGTTGCTTATGCCAGTTGTAGCATTTATTTAAAGGCAGGCTGCAGGATTCCTGCATCTTATAAACACATCCGGATTCAGGCAATTCATTCTCAAGCCTGACATATTGCCAAGAGCTACCCGAGCAAGCCGACAAACCCACAGCCAAAAACACCCAAAAAATCCTTACCATCAAAATCACTCCTCCTCGCCTGCGGTGTTTTTGTACTTTTTTTAAACAATAAAATTGAATCTAAACGTACTTATGCACTAAATGCATAAATGGTACTGAGTTATTAAATATTAGACAATTCTTAATTTGATGAAAAAAGGCGGTATGTAAAAGATACACACCGCCAATTTACCGCCACATGATTAATAAAAAAATTTAAATAATTTTATAAATCATGCACTTACTTGGTGGAGGCGGCGGGAATTGAAAACGCCGCCTGATGGTTTTTAGACAGACAACACCAAGTAAATCAAGGCATGCAGCATGTCTGAAGTTTTTTAATTGGCGATCGATGGCGGTTTTTGGCTGTGTGTACCGCCAATTTAGCGCCAATATAAGCTAATCAGGAATTGAACCGGCGTCCACATTGATCATCGGATTTAACTTAATAGCATCCTGAAGATGATCTGGCGACAAATGCGCATAACGCATGGTCATGGATATATCGGCATGCCCCAAAATCTTCTGCAGCGACAAAATATTTCCTCCATTCATCATAAAATGACTGGCGAACGAATGCCGCAGGATATGACTGCACTGGCCTTTCGGCAAATCCAGATCAGTCCTACCAACCGCCCTCCGAAACGACCCAATACAATTGGTAAATACCCGGTCATCCGGATTTTTATAACTGGCGAACTTCATCAACTCGCCATAAAAATCGTCAGATAATGGGATCGTTCTAGTTTTCTTGCCCTTAGTAAACTCAAACGTCACCCGGCCCGCGTGCAACTGCTTAAAGCGCAGCTGCTCAGCCTCACCCCAACGGGCTCCAGTCCGCAAACATAACTGCGCGACATAATAAGTCGACTCGTTATCACAGCCAGAACTGATCGTATCCATCAATATCTGGATCTGCTCAACCGACAAATACGACAGCTGACGCTCCTGAATCTTAATAAAATCCACTTCAGCGATCGGATTTTCATAATCGATAACCTTCAGCTTGCGTAACTTATTAAACAGCGACGAAAAATAGCCGTGATGATTGTTAAAAGTCTTTTGCGATAACCCAGCACGCAGCCTGGCCGCCCGATACTTTACGAAATCCTCAGCCGTCAACCGACTGGCTATAGGATTCTTTAACGCCGTAGCAATATCCAGCAAACACACCCGGCGCCGCTCACCATCTGCCAAATTCATGCCGTGATAGATAAACCACAACTCAACCAGCTCTTTTAAACAGCGCTGATCCGCATTGGCATTAATCTTGGTCGCATATCGGGCCAGATACTCACGCTCAAATGATTCAGCGGTAATGCGATCAGGAAAAGACTTTCTGACACGCGGCACACCCAGCCTATCAACCTGCACCAACCATTTACCATTTTTATCTTGTTTAACAGTCACTTAATACGCTCTATACGTATGTGTGCGCGCGGGCTGCGGTTTGATAAAAAAATTTTCGGAAAGGCCTCCGGAAAGTCATTACCAACATAACCAACTCAGCAGCTTTTTTAATATCAACAGCATTTTCAAAGACTTACAACTAAAAAAATGGTTATGAATGTCATTACTTTTACATAACCAGAACATAACTTGGTAATGACATTGAGTAATGGTTTGGTTATGGCACTTATTACGCTATAAAAAACTCTGTAAGCCTTATCAGATAAGGACTTGTGACAAATCGTCAAAAAAGCCGGTTATGCCAAGTTATGGCTTGGTAATGTCGTGAAAATACAAAAAAAACACTCATAAGCTGTTGAATTAAAAATAAATAATAACCTTACAGATGCTTTAGGTAATGCCGGTAATGACTTTCCGAAGGCCTTTCCTAAAAAAATTATTTTCAAGCGGCATCATTCGCCTGTAAAACCAGCTCGCCCGCCGCAAATTTTGCAGCGACTAAAGGCTGCGACAACTGATATAAATCCACATACCCATAATCATCACCGGCCACTGCCCCGGATTGCCGCAAAGACTCTTCAACCGCCCTGGCAGCCAACCACCAAAAGTCTTGAACAGTGTTAGCGTCTATCGTTTCGAAAAACGGCAATAAAAACCGGCTATGGTTTGCCGGTACAGACTCGGTAAACATTTCACCGCACCCAGTCATCAACCAGTCAACACTGACAGAAAACACATTGGCCAAAGCCCGTAACAACGACCCGCCCAACGGAGTATCGCCCCAAATGTAATTATTGATAGTCCTTGCCGATATGCCGGTTTTCTCTTCCAGGGTGGCGGGTGTTTCATTTAACGCATCAAGTAACTGCAGAAACCGTTGAATTTCGGCTGACTTTTGTTTTCTTGTCATACAAACCCCTCACGTAGATACTTTTTTCGCTCGCTCGCTCGCTCGCTCGCTCGCTCGCTCGCTCGCTCGCTCGCTCGCTCGCTCAGCTTGGCTATCGGCTTCGGACTCCTTTGCGCAAAGCTCAGCCATCCGCCGAATGGTTCGCTTATCCTCCTCCGAGCAATGCTCGAAACAATCCAGCAAATCTGCCTTGTCTGGAGTAAATGCATAGCCAGCCTGCTTCTCAGCAATGACGGATTTAACACCGGTAATGATGTAGCTCACATCAGCACCCACGCGGGCGATAGCTTCTAAAAAACTCGCCTTTGGACTGGTTTTGCCTTTCTCGTAATCAATTACCGTTTTTTTGGTGGTCCCTG